TATGATGAATTAAGTTCACAGATGGCTTATAATGCGTCTAACTCACCTTATAGCTTTAGTTCCAATGAAAATCAATATGGAAACAGTACTCCTACTCTAGCTCGCATCAGACGGGAGATGACAGAAGAGAATCGAGCTATACAAAGAGCTGAACAACAGGCAATCAAGAATCGTTTTGCTGCCAGGAATAAAGCTGAAAATAACGCAAATACGGCGTGGCGCGCTTCTGTAGGTCTACCTCCATCAGAAAGAGAAGTAACAAGAGAATATCCTCCTGTAAAACGTCGTGCAAAGAATATTCGTGATCTGATTCGCCTGTATATTAGTCAGTTTGTAAGAGAAATAAAACTTGGGTCCGTGTCAGCAGCGCCAAATAAAGATAAGACAATTTTTGTCGATCTACGTATGTCTGTCTACGAATTAAAAAAGATAATACAATATTTTTTCCAGTATGATGTTAAGTTTGATTTAGTCTATCCTGCTTTTCATATTGCAGGTAAAAAGACACTGGATGATGATCGTGTTCTATCTGATTATGGTGTTCGTAACGGATCGAGGCTGATTATTTCTCTTAGAATTCAGAGTGGATATAGTGGTGGCACACGGCGCTCTAAACGAAAAGGCAGAAAGACACGGTCCAAGCGCAATTAGAGCTGCTCCTTCAAATCAAAGACAATCTCTACACAATCCAGTGGCTTGTTCTTCTCAATTGAGATGACATCGCGCGCCCAAAGACCAATGAGCGGGCTCTCACCATGATAATCCCCACCACCACGTCCATTTCCTTCGCATGTAAGCAAAGGCAAAGGATGGAGTCCAAGTGCTCCGTCGCGAGTATCAATATTCTTGCGCTTATCAACAAATTGCTTCTTCGTGTGATTCACAATGTAAGGATACTGCGTTGTGCTGTACAAATACTCAGGATGAATCTTCTCCGTTTCTTTGCACATATGGTAGAGATTTTCATTCTCAGATTCCTCACAAACAACGGGATTCTTTTGAGCAGGTCTTGAGCATAACTCAATTACCTTTATAAAATTTTGTTCTTCGGAATTTGGCTCCATATCAGCATAATCGCCTGCCCAGACAACGCGGGTCTTATGATATTGTTGATCGGGCGCCAAGAGAAACTCAAATGCCTGTACAAATTTGTTTTCTAGATACGAATGCTCTGTCAGCTTGAGCCCGTTATTGTATTCATGCGCCAAGGTCCACGCGAGGATCTTGCCGTCCTTGTCCAGAAGAATCGGATAGTAATACTGTCCCATTTTGTTTGATGGATTTTAAGTGGAGGGAGGGTTTCAATTTTGCTCAGCTAATCTATACTTCGTGTCAAATTGACAAAAAGTATAGATTGTAAGATATGTTACTAAACTTCACGCTTAGTTTGAGTAGGCAAGTCCACCCATGCCAGACATGATACGGAGGACGTTGTAGTTTGTCGCATAGACATACACGGATGAGGTCGTGACAGTGCCAACCGCGTTGTTGGAGACCGTGAGGAGGAGGGTCGTGTTATCAATGCGGGACAAGTTGCAGGTGCCGCTGGGTTGGTGCTGCTCAGGCTGGAGGGCGAATGAGTAGACGTTGATGCCAACCGCGGGGATGTTGGTGTGGTGCTGGTAAGGCTGGACCTCGTTGAAATAGCGTCCCTCGCGGACCTGGAAGCGATCGTGACCGTTGAGCTGGAGGAGCGCAGTGACGACCGGGTTCTTGCCCGCCATGCCCTCGACGCGCGTGAGGGAGTAGCCAGACTCCAACACAGACCGGTCCCACCAGTCTGAGAAGTTGAAGGGCTGCTGTCCCTTCCACGGGTTGACCGTGGCATCCGCGCAGTCAACATAGGAGTCGCGCTGGACGACCCAGACAAGCTCCTTGCACGGGTGGTTGAAGTTCAGCTTGATCTTGTTGCTTGAGGACGTGATTGACTCCTGTCCAGTGAACTGGAGAACGTCGATCAGGTACTCGTGGCTGACCTGGGCGAACTTGCGGCGCTCGTCCGTGTCGAGGTAGATGTAGTCGACATAGAGGGACGCGGCGACGAGGTTGGCGTTGTTGACGCGGTCGCGGACCGTGTGCGTATTGGAGAGCTGGGGGGTTGTCTCCCAGCAGAGGTTCTTGATGTCGTTGAAGATCAAGTTGATACGGACCTCGTGGTACTGGAGGGCGATCAGCGGGAGCGCAAGACCAGGGTTGCGGCAGAACCAGAACTGGAGCGGGATGTAGAGGGTGTACTCCGGCGCGCACTTGCCGACCTCGTTGGAGGTGTTAGGCTCGCCCGCGGCGCAGTCATCGTCGCAATCCTCACCACCCTGGGTGATGAGGTTGGTGAGCTGCGGGACGTTTCCAACCATCTTGGCATAGCCAGCCTGCTTGCCCGCCTCCTGGGTAAGCTCGTTCCAGATGTGGAGCCACTGTCCGTAGTGCTTGTCGATGCGCTGACCACCGATCTGGAGCTCAACCTCCTTGACGAGGTTGTGACCGACCCAGTTGAGCCAGCGGAACTGCGCACCTGAGCCGTCGGCTGAGGTGAGCGTTGTCTTGGGGAGCGTCGCCTGGAGGTACATGCGGTAGATCAAGTCACCGTTGCGCTGAACTGTGCATGTGACCGTCTTGCCAAAGCCAGGGGATCCATTGAACGGGTTCTCGATGGACTCCATGGCGAAGTTAGTGTGGCGGCGGTAAACCACCTTGAAAAAAGTAATCTGGGGGTTACCCGTCAGGTAAACGTCTTGGGCGCCATAGGCAACGAGCTGCATTAAACCACCACCTGTCATTTAGTTCTATACCCTTCTCTTAGAAAAAAATTTGGCGGCGGTGGAGGAAAAAAGAAAAACTGAAAAGAGAACCGGGAGCTTCTCTTTTTTTCCTCATATAAAAGGAAAACCTAAACCCTCAAAAAGACTCCATAGTACAGATGAACACTCAGGATCCCTTCTTCAAGATAAGACCTACAAAGCGAAGCAACCCTGAATCAAGGACCACTCTCGACAGTATCCACAAGAGTCATCTAGAAAAGCTTGTAGATGAGAATAAATCGGCTAATTCTATTCGTGCTGATTTACAGGCTATCGTGAATAAACATAAAACAAGCACGAATGACATCGAAAAAGTTAAATATGAAAGAGAAATGGGCGATATTGAGCAGAAGTTGAAGGGGCTAACCGACGACAAGAATGTCTTTCAATATTTTTTGGAGACAGGTGCAATTTTGTATGAGTACTATGATATACAGGAAAAGATTAATCGCGGCTTCGAGGTCAAGCAGACAAAGCAGGGGAAATCGCAACCTGGTAGTATTTGGGCTGCACTTGAAGATGCCGCCGAGAAGAATGAAGTTGAAGGCGAAGTCATTTTAGTGGGGGGAAAGCCGGCGTCCAATGAAACATTGGCACGTAGCAGCCTTCTCAATAAGTATTTACAGAAGATTGACCCTGAGCATGCGAAAGAGACAACAGTCCTCAGTCAGCTTCAGGATACCTATGGTAAATGTGAAGAGTGTAATTGCGAAATGATTTTTAGCGCAAATGAGGCGGTGTTTTCCTGCCCTGAATGCGGATTTCAAGAGTTTATTCTAATTGATTCGGACAAGCCGTCCTACAAGGATCCGCCGCGTGAAATATCGTACTATGCGTATAAGCGTATTAATCACTTTAATGAGTGGTTAGCGCAGTTCCAAGCCAAGGAAAGCACCGAGATTCCCAAGGAGGTTTATGATTCCATTATTGCGGAACTTAAGAAGGAACGCATCAATGATTTGTCCTCGCTCAATCGGTCAAAGATTCGCGAGATTCTGAAAAAACTTAAGATGAACAAGTATTATGAGCATACTCCTCATATAACCAATAGGTTAAATGGGCAGAATGCGCCTGTCATGACGCGAGAAACAGAGGAGAAGTTGCGCCATATGTTTATTGAGATTCAGCCGTCTTTCCAGAAGCACTGCCCCAAAGATCGCAGCAATTTTTTGTCCTACTCCTATGTCTTGTATAAGTTTTGTGAACTGTTGGATATGGATGAGTATTTACACTGCTTTCCCTTGCTCAAGAACAAAGACAAGTTGTATGCTCAAGATAAGATCTGGCAAAATATCTGTATCGATTTGAAATGGCAGTTTATTCGCAGTATCTAGAGCCACTCACTTATATCGCTCGTTGTTTTCAACTTCCGCATTTCCTCTTTTGTAAACCAACCAAACCCAAGGTGTTCATCCTCTTTGAGTTTGGGTGGATCAGGGCTTATCACGGTGCCTGTCCAATATGTTGATTTCCCATAGATACACGGTTCGGTATCATCAATCACGTATTGTTCGTGTTCAAGGTAACCGGACTCTTCTTTAACTTCGCGCTGCGCTGTCTCGAGTAAATCTACATCGAAGGGTTCAACGTGTCCCTTTGTAAAGCTCCAGCGAAATGATAACTTATTCTGAACCAAGAGGTATCTGTCCTTATAATTCAGAATAATACCAGCCCTTTCAGTATCTTGCGATAAGACAGAGCCAATGAGAAGTAAGATGATCGTAGGAAAAATCATTTCGCTCTACTGTAATGTTTTTTCTTTATTCGAACTTATTCCACTGATTCGGTTCTTCAGGGGGGAAAAAATGTTGCATCCACTCTGTTTTTTTATTTGTAGAAATATTAGTTTTACTTAATAGTTTTTCAAGGCATTCTTTACTAAATTTATGTCCTTCTCGCAGTATATATGGTTCTTTTAATCCAATCAAATATCCATCATCACTAAATAGATAATTTGTATCCATTCCGCTTTCTTTAGAACCATTCGCAAGTAATATTGCTATACTAATATAAATACCTATAAGATAATTTTTTTGATTTGCTTTTGGTAAATTTCGAATATCTTTGTATTTTCTATCTAATTGTCCAAAGTATATTTTATTAACAAATGTTTTTCCACACTCATCTGATATTAAATTATTCCACATTGATATAGCATTTTCTGTTGAGTACGGAAATTGTATTGTATTCTTATTGATTGCCAGAATAAATCCTTCAACAGTCTTTTCAAAAAATTCTTTTTTGGCTAATTTATTTTTTAGAATAGGCTCAACATACTCTCTATATTTCATTCGGCGCAATAAATCTCTAATATTAAATTCTAACTGTGATTGAAATACTGGTATATTTTTTAATATTTCACTATTTTCTTTTAACAATTGAGATGAATTATTATTATTATTCAAAACTGTATTTGATTTCCGTGTAAATATGTTTTTTACCCCACTATAAATTTTTTTGGCAAAATTTAATTTTTTAATACTATTTTGGAACCCATCAATTCCTTGATGAATCTTTCTTGTTAAATTTAAATTTTTAACCCTATTTTTAAAACCACTAATTCCTTCATAAATCTTTCTTGGTATATTTAAATTTGTAACACTACTTTTAAAACTTCTTATTCCTTCTTTTATTTTTCTAGTTATATTTTGAAACCAACCAAACATTTTATAAAAATATATATCAGACTCATGTATTTGTTTACGTAATTTTAAAATACTATCTTGTTTTTCACTGTCAGTTGCATTTGTTTTTTTTAATAATACTCTGTATGTTTTTTTTGTAATAGTTAAAAGTTTTTTAGCTTGCTTACGAGATAAAATGTACAATTTCTTATTCCTTTTCTTTAATTCTGATATATTTACTTTTCCAATACCGGAAGACATCTATTATTAATAACGTTTATTTTTGTTTGTCTACGTGTTTTATACGCATTTTTTCTTTGTCGGCATGATTTGCGCCGACCGCCCATATTCGCCCCTGTTCTCTCCTTATAGGCTTCTAACATCTTTACAAATGCTGACATAGACGGTTTTACTTTTGCGAGATCCAAGGTGCTTTTTCCATAGCCATCTCTCAAACCAAGGTTTGCACCTGCTGTAAGAAGAGCCATGGCAGTGTCAAGTTGTCCTGCCTTACATGCCCAATGAAGTGGCGTCGCAACTGGCTCCCAGGGATCTGTTGCGAGAGTGAGCGCATCTTTATCGGCGCCGTTATCAAGCAGTAGTTTCAATGCACCCACTAACCCTTGCGACGCAGCCCAATGTAAGGGAGCCGCGCCTCTCGTATTTCTTAAATTGACATCAGCGCCCAGGCGAATGTAAGAAACTGCTATTATTTTATTTTTGTTTGCTAGTGCCACAATAAGCGGCGTATTTCCATCCCCTGAAAGTTTATTTATATCCGCGCCAGGAATACTCAATAATACTGATATCGTTTCACTCGGGACAGCGCCCATTAGACCGATTGAACAGAGTACATTCGTAATTGACATTGGTATATCTGCTTCCCACGGTCTCGGAACTAACGGTCTCGTATTGATTTCCTGTATAGAATCAGGTGGCGCTTGCGCACCATGTATAAAAGTAAGTATACGATCAAGCGCATATATATTAAATTCTGGAACGTGTTTTATTTTACGTAAACCACTCTTTCTTGCGATCTCTTGTGTAGGATGCATAAAGCCACGTGTGCCTGATATATGTCCTTCTTCACCAATCGCGCGTGTTAAACCAAGATCCAGTAAATGAACGGATACGATCTTATTTTCGTGCATGCGAACAAAAATGTTTTGCGGTTTTAAATCCAAGTGAAGAATTCCCAAATTTTGGTGAAAAAACCGATAAACATAGAAATCAAGAGTCACAATAATAAAAATCGCCTCATCGCTTGTAAGATATCTGTCCTTTAGAACATCATCAAGATTTGCGCCTGAAAACAGTTCTTCTATGATATACCCTGTATCGCCACGAATCATTGAGCCAAAATAGTACGGTGTAAGGGGAAGTAATGAATAAAGTGGATGCGAACAGACAAGTTCAAGATATTTCACTTCCGTGCCAAATGACCATTTTGTAAACGTGTCGCCATGAAACTCAATATCTTTACGAAGGTACGTTTTTCCTCCATAGACAACTTTGTACGTTTGTCCAAAACCGCCACTGCCAACCCTGCGCAACTGTGCTTTGGGGATATCCACAATTGCTTCAATTTCGGGCTGCGTGAGTCGCGGGGGGAGACCTAGAGGCTGAGGTGCCACTGGCTGAACTGCAACTAAAGGAAACACTTTCATGATAATTTGTCTAACAGCAACTTCAGTGTCAAGAAGAGCTTTATCACGAAACGGACCCACTTGCTGCGGTTGAAGACGCTGAGCTACATCTGTCACTACCTTTTCAACGGCAGCAACGCCAGCGCTAAGTGCTTCCGTAAGCAGGACGTTGCGTTCAGCCTCAGTCGTAGGTATTTTATCAAAACGTATGATTGTAGAACGAAGAGCCCTCGCAACCTCTGTATTAAGAAATCCGAATAGATACTGCCCAACCTCGTCGGATGCCTTTGCTGCTGCAAGATGAAGGATGCGCAGCCGCGCGATATTTGCTTCTACAGCCATTTACTTATATAAGAGAAAAAGTTTATTATAACGTATTATATAAACGTTGAGTTGAATTATTTCTTCCTTTGAATAATTTTTTAATTCCGTATTTAAAATTATTATATCCTTTACGTATTTTTCGTGTTAGATTTACCAACCACATTTTTATTTTATCAAGAACTGATACTGATTGTTTTAAATTATTGCTTAAATTTTGAATAACCTTTTTCTTAGTTTTAGTTGATAGATTTGGATCACTTAATTTATTTACTGCTTTACTTGCAACAGTAGCAATATGCTGCGCTTCCACTAAAGCTTCATTTTCTTGTTCGCTTACATTTACATCCTTGGCTATTGTTTCCCGTTTATTTTTTTTAGATTTTCTAAGTCCACTCAATTGTCTACGTCTACTCGATTGTCTGAGTCTACTAGAATTATTTACAAAGGCATTCCATTCACTGTAATTATGACGCGGAGCAGTAAAATACGTGGCACGTGACTCCATCTATATTAACGTGACGATTTTATTTAAAAGCGCATCGGAAACAGCGGTCCCGGGTCACCTCCCGTCATATTTGCGATCTCTTTTCTAACAATCTTCGGATACATGAATCTGTAATAAAGATAATCTTCCTCTGTATCTACATGTGTTGATGAGAGCTGATCCATTGTTCCGGGGCTCATAAAGCCTTCCTTCACGAGAAGTGAAACACCAATAATAACGGCAATAGCGACTACAATATAGGTCATTGTGAGCATGTTGATTGTATCTACAAGTTACAATCAAAATGCGTTTGATACTATCTATTTACAAGCCTCGGGGGAATCCTACCAAATTCGCACCGATACCGAAGCCGGCACCCTGGCGAGCCGTCACGCCAATAGACGGGGAGACTAAGTCAAGAACAGCGAAGACAGCCGCCGCGACGAGCGCCAATGTGGCGATCTCGTCGACCGGCAGGGTCTTCCGGGGGATAAAAAGCGCGGCACCAGCTACAACGAGACCCTCAATCAGGTATTTGATCGCACGATTGATAACTTCAGCAACGTCCATGTTTGTTCTATATTTAGGAAAAAGAAATTTTAATGCGGAGTTTAAAGATAAAGGATTTACATTTGTAAAGAAGAATGGCAGCTGAACGTGAAGATTTCTTAACCGAGGATGCTGAGATTCCCAGCCAGCGCTGGGCTCTTCTGAGTTTCCTCAGCCCCGAGAAGGTATTAAGCCGGAAGGATACACATTTCTTTACTGTTTTTTTGAAGCAGTATGAATTCCAAGTTCGCACACAAAATCTTGAGAAGTTCCTTGTCGGAAAGGTTAAGAGTTTCAATGACAAGCTTGATAAGCAGGCGGCGGAGTTCGAATCAAAGGACCTCAGTGGTGCCGCAACCCTGTGCCGCGGTGCACAGATGCGCGTCGACACTGTATTGACCGATCTTCAGGAGTTCGTAAAGACGAACCAGAAGGAGCTTATTCAGTCCAAGTTGAATGACGAGTTCGATGACTTCCTTTTCAAGAATAAGACCAAGCTCGAGGATGATTACTATGCGCAGAACAATTTCCAGACAACTGTGCGTGGTCTCAAGATTCGCGGCGTATACAGCGACAAGCGTGAAGCCGAGGTTCGGGCGAAGAAACTCCAGCGCACTGATCCTCTTCATAATATCTTTGTAGGCGAGGTGGGTAAGTGGCTGCCGTGGCATCCCGACCCGCACGAGGTTGCCGAGCAGGAATATGCCGAGGATCAGCTCAACACGCTCATGAAGAAGTACAAGGAGAATGAGGAGGCGCGTGAGGTGTTCCACAGAGAGCAGCGTGAGTCAGGACGTAGTCAGAAGAAGACTGTTTTCTCAGATGATGGTGTCCCTGAGGGTGTAGGTGCTACGATGAACGTTGTAAGCGGTGTACCGAAGGAAGATGAACTACCTTCCCTCGGATCAGGCACGTCGGCGTTTGCCGGCATGTTCTCCTCATCAGGTTCTGCAGATCTCGCAATCGAGAGAAAGACCCAGAAGAAGGAAGAGTAAATAGATTATAAGTATGTAAACTGAAGGGCTGGTATTTGTCTATATCAACTCTTCAGTTAGCTCATTTGGTAGAGCGGGGGATTGTAGACAATGTCTAAGCAATAAGTCTCCCCAGGTAATTGGTTCGATTCCGATACTGAAGATTTTTTAATCATGTAGTACATGCTTTGAAAATCATATTAATGTTGAATCTCAGACAAGTCACTGAATTTATACATAAAAAAGTGTAATAGGGCAACTGACGACAGTGCCATGCCCGCCACTTGAATAATATGCCATTCCTTTGTTCCATCTTCTTTTTCTTTTACGTCAACAGCTTTACATATATTTGTTAAGCTATATATTGAATAACCAATTGCATATCCTAATAAGGCGCCTAGACATACGTCACTAAAATGATGATAGCCAAATGACACGCGATGTAATGCTGTCATTGCGGCAACAAAAAAACCAAAAGACACAAGAGCCAATTTTATTGTCGGATCGTAAAAGGGTATTCCTAAAAACGTTTTATCCTCATTACTCTTTGTACTGTCTGATAGATACATATGGAGAGTTGTCGCCAATGCGACGGCAATAATAGTATGCCCTGAAGGGAAACTCTGATGCATGGTACCACCAAGGCAATGTTTAGGGTCAATTAATTTATCTAAGCCCTTTCCTTTCAAACATCCTGGGCGAATGCGGTCTATATTATGTTTCATATACGTCGCAACACTGAAAGCAAACCAATGGGGTAAAAGATGAAACTGAACAGGATTGAATGATTTATCATAAAACATTGTAAATATAGCTAAAAACATACCGGGAATCACATATAATTCATAGGGTAATAGACCCAAAAAATACGGGGCTTTTGAAATAAGCGGATTTTTATTAAGACCTATATTTTCGTATATCCATTTTGTTATTTTGAAATCAACATTATTTGTAGCTTTTACTATATTTTGTATCATCTTATATTAAAGTATTTTTTAATATAAGATCATTATTTACAATGGAAACTACTGTACAAAAATAGGAATACACTTGTTTTCCTGGCAAAACTGTCCCTCGGCACACGTTACACCCGCGCAATCCAAATTGCGGAATCCCTCGTAAGGAAACGCAGCCGGAAAGAGATTTTTTAGGAGGGGAACTACAACTAATACAGCCAAAAGGATAACAACTAGTCCTAACAATCCGTATGAACGCGCCATTCTACCAAGGCTCAAGGAAAAACGGGCAGCCCTGTATCTCTCGGGAGAAGCGAAGTCCTGTTTTCTTCGCAGTATCCATTGAAACATTTCTCCTTCGGTTGGTTTTTACACGACAACAGGTCAACACCGCACCGTTCTCCAAGAAACCCTTCATTAATCCTGTAAAATCTGTCGCAAACCAGAAGAACACATGCGATGAACAGTATG